TTTGGCACTGTAAATAAAGTTGTATCTACAAGTGAACTACAAGAAAAGAAACAACTTGCCGACTTAAAAATTATGTGTCTGATATTACAACATGATAATATTGCTAGAGACTTTATCAAAGACAAAACATACCAAGAAGAAATGGATTATCTCGTTTCAAATACTGCCAGGAATAAATACATACGGAATTTGTGCTTATCATTAAGAGGCAACTCACTTTGTCTATTTCAATATGTTGAAAAACACGGCGAAATCCTAAAGAAGTTAATCGAAGAGAAAGCAGGAGACCGTAAAGTATTTTTCATCTATGGAGGAGTAGAAGCAAATGAACGAGAACAAGTTAGAGCCATTACAGAGAAGTCGGATAACGCAATTATTATCGCTTCTTACGGCACCTTTAGCACTGGTATCAATATCCGTAATCTACACAATATTGTTTTTAGTAGCCCTAGTAAAAGTCCTATAAGGATTTTACAAAGTATTGGTAGAGGTTTAAGACTAAAAGACAACAATCTAAACGCTACATTATACGACATATCAGACGATTTATCCTATAATGGCAAGGAAAACTATACACTTGCTCATTTTAGAGAAAGGATAAATATATACAGTGGTGAAGAATTTAATTATGAGATACATAACATAGAGTTAAAAAATGCCTCAAAAGTCTGAAAATTTACTCGGTATAAAAATAATCAAACTGATTAATGGCGATGATATAGTATGTGTATTGCCTAGCGATCAGTTGCCTGATAAGTCTCCTTTATTAAGATTATCAAAACCATTACAAGTCAAATATGTTCCTCAGTTAACACCTGGTGGATTTAAAGACTATGTAGCACTTATCAAATGGGCAGCCTATACTCCCGATACAATAGTTACCATTCCTAAAGATAAAATTATGACCATTGTAAATGCTAGTGAAGAAATGAAGAAGAGTTACACTACGGTGGCAACCACTTATGACAGTGTAAAAATACCACAACGAGATAATAGAAAATATCAAAGAGAACAATTTAGTGATGAAGAAAATGAGGATATTAATGATTTATTTGATGAATTTAAAGATGAGCCTAAAACGATCCATTAGCTCCAAGCAATACTTTATAAACGGCTACACGCCTAATTATACATAAAAATTTAAAAAAGTCAATGTTGGTTTAACACGCCAAAACATTGACAATTTCAGTGAAAGGTGTTATATTAATACTATGAGCACAAAAACAAAAAAAGAACATTATGTTGATAATAAACAGTTTTTAGAAGCGATGAAAGCCTACAAAAAACTTTGTAGAAAGGCAAAGAGGGAGAAGAAAGAGAAACCACCAGTTGATAATTACTTAGGCAGTTGTTTTCTAAAAATAGCGAATCACTTATCATATAGACCGAATTTTATAAATTATACTTTTAGAGACGACATGATTTCTGATGGTATAGAAAACTGTTTACAATACCTAGATAATTTTGATCCTGTAAAATCTAAGAATCCATTTGCTTATTTTACACAAATTATATTCTATGCTTTTGTAAGAAGAATACAAAAAGAAAAGAAACAAGTTACTATTAAACATAAACTTATTATGGATAATAACTTAGATGATTTTGCCTTACAACCACAAGATCAACAAGGTGAATATACTAATCAGTTTAAAGAGTTTTTACAAAAGAATTTGAGAATGGAAGAGCAGCCTAAAAAAGAAAAGAAACCAAGAAAGAAAAAAACTGTCAAGTCATCTAAATTCTTTATATAATTATGAAAATAGCCCTATTGAATGATACACACTTTGGTGTGAGAAATGATAGTCCAGCATTTAGAGATTATCAAATTAAATTTTATGATGAAGTATTTTTTCCATACTTAATAGAAAACAATATTACAAACTTAATACATTTAGGTGATGTAACTGATAGAAGAAAGTTTATTAACTTTCAAACTTCTAGTGTTTTTAGAGAAAAGTTTTGGAAAAGATTATGGGATATGAAGATTGATACACATATCATAATCGGTAACCACGATACTTATTTCAAAAATACAAACAAAGTAAATTCAGTAGAAGAATTATGTACAACATTTGATGGTGTAAACGAACCATTTATCTACACAGGTCCTAAAGAAGTAGAAATAGGTGGTTGTCGTATGTTATTCTTACCATGGATATGTGATGATAATTATGAAGACTCGATTTATGCGATAGATAATTCAACAGCAGATATTTGTTTTGGTCATTTAGAAGTAAAAGGTTTTGAAATGCAAAAAGGTCTTTTTAATGAACATGGTTTAGAACCTACACAATTTAAACGTTTTGAAAAAGTTATGTCTGGTCATTTTCATAAAAAATCAGATGATGGTCGTATATATTATCTTGGCTCTCAATATGAAATGACTTGGTCAGATTATAAAGACCCAAAAGGGTTTCATATTTTTGATACAGAAACTAGAGAACTAACAAGAGTACCTAATCCTCTTAGAATGTTTAAAAAGATTGTTTATAACGATACAAAAGAAGATTATATAACAAAAGATTTATCAGAGTTTGAAAACAAAATAGTAAAAGTCTTTGTTGCTAATAGAACAAATGAAGATATGTTTAACTCACTAATAGATAGATTACAAAACAAAATAAATGTACATGAGGTAAATGTAATTGAAGATGTACAAAGTGATATGGCTTCTAGTGTAAGAGAAGATATACTAGATCAAGGAGAAGATACTATTACATTTTTAAATAATTATGTAGACCAAATACAAACTGATTTAAATAAACAAAAATTAAAAGAGTTTATTAAAGAAACATATGTTGAGGCAAACGATCATTACTCAGGTTAATTATGAAATTTGAAGCACACTTATTATGGTCAACACCTTTGTATCTAACAACTGATACTAATTTAGATAATGATAAGTTAGCAAAATATATTTACAATAATCAAAAAGATGATCCTGGTGGCAGAGTATTATCAAACGATCAAAATGGTTGGCAAAGTAATTTACTTGATCCTAATAGTGAAGTAATAAAACCATTATCAGATACAATATATAAATTATGTTTAGGATTAAACTTAGGCATAGAAAAAATTAAGATACCTCAAATGTGGGCAAACATTAATCCTACTCATAGTTTTAATGTGCCTCATCAACACGGCACTTATCAAATATCAGGTACTTATTATGTACAAACGCCAGAGAATTGTGGAGCCATAGTACATAGAGATCCAAGACCAGGTGCTATGTCAAACGGATTTTTTAACGATAGATTTGACCACGGTGAATGTAGAAAGACAGATGTTAACGCAGGTTTATTAGCAATATGGCCGAGTTTTGTAGATCATTATGTTGAGCCAAATAGAAATAAAAAAGAAAGAATAAGTATAAGTTTTGATGTGAATACTATATGATTATATTTAAAAAAATAAAATGGAAAAACTTTTTATCTACTGGTAATCAATTTATTGAAGTAGATTTAAACAAGTCAAATACAACATTAGTTATAGGTACAAATGGTTCAGGTAAATCAACTTTACTTGACGCTATGACCTTTGTTTTATTTAATAGACCATTTAGAATTATTAAAAAAGATCAAATGATAAACACTGTTAACAACGGTGAAGCATTAGTAGAAATAGATTTTTCAATAGGCACTAAACAATATAAAGTTAAACGAGGCATTAAACCTAATATATTTGAGATATATGAAAATGGTGAACTAATTAATCAGGATGCTTCTAGTGTTGACTATCAAAAAGTTTTAGAAAGAAATATAATGCGACTAAGTTATAGATCATTTATTCAAGTTGTATTGTTAGGTTCTTCATCTTACGAGCCATTTATGAAAATGAAATCTCGTTATAGAAAAGAAGCAGTAGAAGAAATACTTGACATCAAAGTATTCTCACATATGGATTGGATGTTAAGAGATCAACAATCAACACTTAATAAAAAACTTATAGAAGTAAAACATAATGCTGACTTAATTAAATCTAAACATGAACTAGAAGAAAAACATTACAATGATATTAAGAACAGAAATACAGATGATAAAACTTACAAAGAAGATCAATTAAAAAAATTAGATTTAGATAAAAAGAATTACTTAGAAAAAATACAACAATTAGATAGTGAGTATAAACAACTAGAAGAACAAACAAAAGATAAAGATAAAACACAAACTAAATTATCTCAGTTAGAAAAAATAGAAACAAAAATAGAACATAATTTAGAAACACATAATAAAAATTTAGAGTTTTTTAGTGAAAACGATTATTGTCCTACTTGTACACAACCAATAGATGAACAGTTTAGATATGATAAACAAGGCAAACTAAAATCTAAAGTAGATACTTTAAATGATGGTATGAAAAAATTAGTAGAAGAAATAACGATTACTGAAAATAAACTATCACAAATTAATTCTATATCAGCAAAAATGACAGATTTAAATATAGAAATGTCAAAAGTTAATACCTCAATAAACGAACTTAAAAAATTTAGTGATAATCTACACAATGAGATACTATTGTTAGATAATAAAAAAGAAGATAGTAATACTATTGAACAACAATTAAATGAGTTATCAGAAAGATTAAAAGAGACAGAAACAGAATTACAAAAGATAACCGAAGAAAAATCTTATGTAGATACAGTTAGAGAAATACTATCAGAAAAAGGTGCTAAGACTAGAATTATTAAGAAGTATTTACCTATTATGAACACTTTAATAAATCAATATTTACAAGAAATGGACTTCTTTGTTAACTTTAATTTAGACGAAGAGTTTAATGAAACAATTAAAAGTAGATTTAGAGATACATTTAATTACAATAATTTTAGTGAAGGTGAAAAGTTAAGAATAGATTTAGCATTACTATTTACTTGGCGACAAATTGCTAAAATGAAAAATAGTACAAATACAAATGTTCTAATATTAGACGAGATATTTGATAGTAGTTTAGATAGTCAAGGTACAGATGATTTTTTTAAAATACTTAAAACATTATCTAAAGAAAACGTGTTTATAATATCTCATAAAGGTGATATACTATTTGATAAATTTACTAATATCATTAAGTTTGAAAAAATAAATAACTTTACGAGGTTACAAAGTGTTTAAACAAGATATATTAGTCGTTGATAATTTCTTTGATAATTTTAGAGATATAGAGAAAGCATTTTATCAACATGAATTTTTTAGTAAAGAAAATTATCCTGCTGATAAAAATGAATTTCAAGGCAACTGGCCTGGATTTAGAACACAACTATTAAATAAATGTAATCCGTTTTTAGATCAATTGTTTATACAGACATTTTTAAAAAAGATAGATTATAATAATACTCGTTTTTGGGTATCATCATACCTACATAGTAGGTGGAAAGACATGAAAGATTGGATACATAAAGATGATGTAAAATCTCAGTTTTCTGGTTTAGTATATCTATCGCCAACTAATTTAGAATCAGGTACTAGATTTTATGATGATAAAGAAAATGAAATAGCTGATATAAAATTTGTACAAAATAGATTTGTATTCTTTAATGGCAATTACAATCACATGTCAATAGGCAATCACGGTACAAATATAGAAAACAGCAGATTGACACTTAATGCTTTCTTTACAATTGACAGGAGTTAAATATGAAAGATTTACAATTAATACCACCGAATGATCCTAGAGTTTTAAGTGCTATCGCACCATTCCAAGAAGACATGTTAAAAGAACATGACATAAAAGATAGAGCAGAATTATCCGATGCTATGTTTACTGCTATGTTTAGATATGGTGGTATAGGACTATCTGCTAATCAAGTTGGATTACCTTTTAACATGTTTGTTATGGGTGGTCACCCACAATTAGAAGACGGTTTAAGAATGACTTGTTTTAATCCTACTATTATATCATCTAGCGAAGAAAAAGTTGCTATGAAAGAAGGTTGTTTATCTTTTCCGTTTGTATTTTTAACAATAACTAGACCAAGAAAAGTAGTTGTTAAATATGAAGATGAAAAGGGTGATTTAAAAGAAGGACATTTAGATGGTATGATGAGTCGTATATTTCAACACGAATACGATCATAT